TTTAAAGTGTTAGGGTCAATATCTGCCCAAATTATTTCAAACCCAGCCGCTAATATTGCCCAGTTGGTTGCCGTGCAAGTCAAAGGGGTTGATATAATGTATTTTTTATTTGGGTGTTTATCCTTAATCAATCTCAATGCCAATGTCAAGGCTGATGTTCCAGAGTTAACGGTAACAAGGTAAGGGTTATTGAAGCTTTGTTTTAACTGTCTTTCAAATTCCTCAACGACTTCCCCTTGACCGATAAAGCCTGAGGATAAAACTTTGTCCACGGCTTTTGATGCCTCTGGATTCATGGCTACTTTAAATAATGGTATCATTTATTTTATATGGTTTGCATGGTTTATAAAATATTTATTCCCCTCGTTTTCAAACGGCGTCCCGATGTACTTTGAACAATTACCTTTTAAGATTGCTACCTTTATCCTTTCCTCATAATTCCAAAGGACAAAAGGAAAACTAATCTGGTCACGGCTGGAAAACTTGCAGACTTGTTCAAACCATGCCAAACCAAAATCAATCGTAATTTGATTTACCTTCCTAATATAACATCCCATTTCGTAAAGCCCAAAGTACGGCGGCATTCCAACCGATTGATAAAAATTCATTTGACTTTTTACAAGGTCTTCATTGTCTAACTTTCCCTCAAGTACGGCGGCTATTTCTTGATATAAACAACGTCTTTGCGCGTGACGGAAAACATACAAATCGGCGTCCCCGTATTCCTTAATAATTTCTTCGGGGTGGATTGCCAGTTGGTGCGTTCCATCATGCCATATAATGTAATCAAAGTCAATGTTTAAAGCCTGTGGAATGCAAAGTATCTTTTCAGCCTTCGCGTTGCGCCTATGCCTTAACGGGTCAATCATACTAAACTGATGGTTCTGGACTTGATTCCAGACGTTTAAGTCATGGTTAACTTCATCGACAAAAGCAAGGTAAGTGCAATTATCAAAGGTCGTATCAGGGTCAACCAGTACGTCTTTGTTTCCAGTAATTGAGGTTATAATCAGGTAGTTCATAGGGCAAATATAAACTTTATTTTTTTATAAATTAAATATTATTTTTAAGAAAATTATTTCTATATTTGTGGCGCAAGGTGGCGAAATGGTAAACGCAAGGACAGCTTAATTGCTTATAAAATGGTTTCCGAAAAAGTTGCTGGTATCGAGTCCAGCCCTTGCACAATTAAAAAAAATGTAAAAATGTAAATAATATTTTGTAATTTTACATATTCTTTGAACGGAGTGGACGCCATTCAAAGGAAATGGAAACAAATCTTTGTTTCACCTTTGCCCGATAGCGTCCACCTATTGGGCATTTTTTATTTTACAATCATGGCTAAAGAAATTCAGTTAACTCAGGGGAAAGTCGCAATCGTTGACGATGAGGACTTTATTGAATTAAATAAATTAAAATGGCATGCTGATAAAAGGGCAAATGGTAAATTTTATGCAGTCCGTAAATCAATATGTATAAATGGCAAATACATAAATCAAAAAATGCACAGAATGATAGTTGGCGATAAATTAGGTTTACATACAGACCACATCGACGGTGACACATTAAATAATAGACGTAGCAACTTACGAATTTGCACTCATCAACAAAATATGATGAATAAAGGTGTATCAAAAGTTAATAAGTCTGGGTACAAAGGTGTTTTATATGTGAAATCAAGGAAAATGTACAAGGCTTCAATTACTTTAAATCGCAAAATTATACAACTTGGATATTTTTATTATATAAAACAAGCTGCTATTGCATACAACGCCGCAGCCTTAAAATATCATGGTGAATTTGCTAACCTTAATAAAATAGACTAATCATGAAAGAAAATAGAGATTTTAAAGGAGTATGGATTCCAAAAGAAGTTTGGTTAAACGAAAATTTATCAATTATTGAAAAGTGCTTACTGGTTGAAATCGATTCATTGGATAATTCGGAACGTGGTTGTTTTGCGTCAAATGAATATTTAGCAAACTTTTTTAAGTTATCTGAGAGCCGAATGGCAAACATAATAAGCGATTTAAAGAAACGTGGATTTATAAATCAAATATTCTTTGATGGAAGACAAAGAGGGTTAAGAATTGTAAAAAGTGAAGTCTGGTTTACCGAAAACGATAAAGCTGATTATTCAAAAACGGTAAAGCTGCCTTATCGAAAACGGGAACATAATAATACATTGAATAAAATAACTAATAATACAACTAATATTTCTTTTGAAAACGAGTTTTCGCACTTTGAAAAAATTACTATTGAAGATTCTCAAAGTAGCAAAGTAAATCCTTTTACCTTAGTGAGCCTTGTTGAAAAAGAAAAAGAAAAAAACACGCGGAAAAAAGAAAAAGAAAAAGCCGAAGCCGAGCCAAAAGCCGAGCGCAAGCCAAACCCAACATACGAAGCCTTTACCGTGTTCTGCCAAACCTTCGAACAATTATCTGGCGCCGCGTATCCAACAGACCAAAAGGGACATTATATAATGAGTCCCAAAGATGCTGGAGGCATGGTTTATTTGTTGCGGTGGATTGAAAAAGTTGATAGAAATAACGATACGAATGAGGCATTAAAAGTATTTTTACAGGCTGCTTGGTCGTTGCCTGATAAATGGTTAAAAGCCAATTTTACCCCAGCCATTTTATACGGACAGGCGGGAAAGATTTACACGGCTTACCAAACTTCGTCACCAGCGGCAAAGAAAAAGGCTTATGACGATGAAGTTGACAGGCTACTTGCTGAAGCAATGAAAAAATATCAAACACAATAATATGATACAAGTAAGTTTTAGCGGCGGTCGTTCTTCCGCAATGATGGCAAAGATTATGATTGATAATTATGCAAAAGATGAATTGATTTTTACTTTTGCCAATACTGGAAAAGAAATGCCTGAAACATTAGACTTTGTGAACGCGTGCGATTTGGCTTGGAATTTAAATGTAGTTTGGATTGAATTTTGTGTAGAAGATAAATTTAAGGTTGTAAATTACGAAACAGCTTCACGAGATGGCAAGCCTTTTGAACAGTTAATTGAAAAAAGAAATTATTTACCAAACAGGGTGACAAGGTTCTGCACGAGCGATTTAAAGATTAAACCAATGTCAAAGTATTTACAAAGTTTAGGATTTAAGGAATGGGACGCAGCCGTAGGAATAAGAAAGGATGAACCTAACCGATACTATAAAATGAAAAACAAAGTAAAAAAAGATAGATGGGAATATTTATTTCCATTATGGGATTTTAACATAACAAAGCAAGATGTTTTAAATTTTTGGAAACAACAAGATTTTAATTTAAACATTCATAGTGAGCATGGGAATTGTGACTTTTGCTTTCTCAAAGGATTAAAAAAGAAGGTTGCTCAGGCACATTTAATGCCCGAACGCTTGCAATGGTGGATTGATATGGAGGAAAAAATAGGTAGCAAATTTCATTCAGATTTTCCAATGACTACCTTAAAAAATTTGGCTTTAAACCCGCAATTATTTGATGAACCAAACATTGATTGTTTTTGTGGGGACTAATTTATTTTAATTTATATTTACAATTATAAAAACCAACTTATATGAATTTACCAGCCATTGCAATGACAATCGAGGAAAAGATACAAGACATTCAACTTGTAATCGACAATCGAGAAAAAAGATTATTTAAAACGGGTATCGTTGAATCATTACCCAAAATAAACCAAGTTATAAAACAAATTCTTCCCCTGTACGGCATTGACGCAAGCCCAGAACACTTGGTTGAGGTGACTCAGTTTATAACCACTTACAAATTGATTGCCGTTGATGAAATAAAACTTGCATTCGAAAAGTTCGCACGGCAAGAGTTGAACATTGATGACCATAAACTTTATGGCAAAGTTGATTTGGCTGCCATTGGGAGGATTTTAACGGCTTATATAACTTGGAGGCAAAAGGTTTATTTTACCGTGGATATGGAAGACGAAAAGAAACGCGGCAAAATGGAAGAAGAACAAAGGCAAGTCGAGGCAAAAAGGAAATTTTACTCAGAATTTCCCGAAATGTTAAGCGGCTTTAAGGGTGAATCATACGAAGACGTTCCCTTTTATTGGTACGACGCGGCGATGTCTGCTGGGTTAATCGGTTACGCCGAAGGAGAAAAACGCGCTATCTGGGAAGAGGCACAGGAAATAGCAAAGAAACAAAAGATACAAGCAGACAGTTACATTGATTTTAAAACCCAGTTGCACAGGGTTGAAGAAGAAGGAAAGAAGCGGGCGATTATCATTGCGCAAAAGTTGGCGGTCTGGAGAATCGTTCTGAACAGGATATAATTTTCATGCAATCTGGTTTTCATGGTGGGAGATAAATTATTTCCCACTTTTTTTTAAAATAATATTGTAAATATTTTTTTATTAGAATATTTATTTATAAATTTACATATTGAAACAAACAAACGTTATTTTACCACTTAAAAAAAACAAAATGATAGAGATTAAATTAGGAAACATTGGATGTGAAATTCAAGCCGAAAAAATTAAAGCTAAGCTGGAAGGTCAAACATATATGAATTTTATAGTTTATTCATCCAGAATGCAAGATAATTGGCCTGTAAGTGTAGCTACTGAACATCCAACCGTAACAAAAAAAGAATTTAGAAAAATGGTTATGTATATTTTAGCATTAAATATATAATAATCTTACAGGGCGGTAACCATTCCGCCCAATTTTTATATTTTAAAACAACCAATCATGAAAACAATCGAAGTCGGAAAGTACAAAAGCTGGAAAGATGCAAATACCATAAAGGATATTTTGCAAGATAAATCTGAATTTAGATTTATTTCTAAAATTATTGAAGCACCTAACGGCTTAGTCGTTGTTGCTTCCACTTATCTTGAGGTAAAGAAAAAGGACATGAGGGTAGCAGCTAAATTTTTAATTGATAAAGAATTTTGGATTTAATTATTAACCTTTAAAATAATCAATTATGAAAATTACAGAATTTGCACTTAGCGTTTGCCTTGACGAATATGTCGAAGATTATGTTCACATTAAATTTGCCTATGGCGATGGTAACTATGGCGATTATTCAATGCCTCATTACGATGAAATACAAGACATTATGGAGTACAGATTTGAACCAGAAATTTGCGAAGGCAAATACGAGAATTTAAAGCTGGAAGATGTTATCATGGACAATCAGGGTGACTGGTTTAGTCTTGAATATTAATTATAAACTTTTAAAAACAACCAAAATGAATGTATCACCTTTCAAAAGTTATGACGGCAAAATTTATGAAGATTATGCAGATTATTTAAAAGAAGAACTTGAAGCTGCAAGAAATAATCGCGACGAATCTTATAAAATTGCATTAGAAATGTTTTCTTATAGCATTCAATATATATATAAAATTCGATTGCTTTTTTATATGAACCCTGATGATTTTTATAAGCGAGAAATTGTTGAAATGCAAAATAGATTTATGGTTCATTCTGTAAATTATAAAAATTGTTCATTAAAATTTATGGTCAATGGAATTTTAAAAGAATGCCAAGAGGTAATTAATGAAATGGAAAAAACACCAAAACAATGAATATTCAAGAATTTGCTAAAAGGGTAAGCCTAAATAACGCTCCTTCACATTACGTTGAGCCAACTCAATTAAAAAAATTCTGGAGAATCCAAGGGGTCAAAGAATTAGAAAAATTATTTGCCTCAGGTATGACCGTTGATTATAGTCAGGAAATAGACTGGAAATTAATCAGCGATTACAAAAAACAACTTTGGTACGAATCAATTAATCGTTAAAACAAAACAATATGAACATTTTAAAAGGAAGAGTAAAATACACTGCTGGCAAAGTTTTTGAAGGGCAATACGGACCTTCCATTAACGCCGCAATCACATTGGATAACGGTACTGACATCCGCGTATACGGGAAACCAGACGATAACAAGTTAATGGCTTTAAAAAAAGATGACGCCGTAACCATTATACACGACGGCAAATCTTACAAAATTGCCTTTGATATGATAACTGCCGATAATCTTCCAGCACCTGAAGAAAACAAAGGTGAAACACCAGCTGCACAACCGCAAAGGAATGGTAAATTAAATGCTGAGGAAATAAGCGAAAAAGCAAATTTTATGTCCGCTATTTACTGTGAAATTTTTCAACACATGCTTGAATATGGTTTGGAAAAAGAACAGGCACAACCAGCAGCGGCAACCGTGTTTATTCAAATCGGAAAATTCTTTTAATCTCATATTGGTATGTTTGCCCCAGCCTGAAAAATGGCTGGGGATTTACCGATACAAAAACAACTTAGATGCTTTTACCAAAACCATATATATCAGTGAGCCAAATTAATCTTTGGTACTCAGACCGACAAAAGTACATAAACCGATACTTTCTTAACCTTCCAGAAGAACCATCTATTTACATGAACTTTGGCAAACAATTTGCCGAAGATACCGAGGCGTATATCAAAGATGGAATAATCATGGAAACCTTCCCCGATTTTTACATTGAGAAAATACGACCTATGAAAGGGCTTGAGGCTGAAAAGGAAATAAGCCTAAGTATTAATGACATTCAAGTAAAGGGTTTTATTGATGTTTGGGACGTTGAAAATAACAGGGTCATTGATTTTAAAACCTCTGGTAAGCCGTGGACAATGGACACGTTAAAAGATAGCCTTCAAATGAAAGTGTACACGCTTGCAATGTTTGTCAACGGTGAATCAATCCCCGAAAGTCAAATCAACTGGTTGGGGACAAAAAGAACCAAAAACGGTTTATCTTTCACGGGCGAAAGCCATGAAATTAGGCATACCTTTATAATGGACGATTTATTAAAAGGCATTGTTTTAATTGAGCAAACTTGCAAAGAGATAAGCGAACATTATAAAAGTTTTCTTCACTCTTTTAAATAAGCAGCCATGACACTTTAAAAAAATGGTACTGATGAAATGGGAAATAAAATACAACAAAGAAAGGGTCATTGTAAATGGCAATACAGTCGAGGAGGCAATTAAGGAATTTAAAAAGTTAGGAATACACATTGAAAGCAAAGAGATAAGCATTAGCAGTTTTGGAAATCGTTCATAATTTAGGTTGTTTGTCCCGTATCGGTTGGTACGGGATTTTTTTTAATTTATTTTTGTAAATATTTTTTTATTTAAATAATTATAATTAAATTTACGTATTGAAAATAAAAAACAACCAAAATGATTACAATTACCACTTCACTAAGAGAAACACTAAAGGCTCAAGATATAATTAGAGACCTTAACATTGCTTGTATTTTTGATATTCAAGAAGAACAAGTTGCATCAAATTGCTGGAATTTTACCACGTTTGAGGAAGACATGGAAGACATTTGCCATGATATTGAAAATATGTTATCTAAATCAGGATTATTAGAATTTGAAATTTCTTTTAACAACTAAAAACAACCAAAATGGTAAAGACAATTTATTCAGTGATGTACTTTGGCAATGCTAAAAGGTATCAGGATTTATGCGAAGAAGTGGTTGCCTATTCCAAGCGCCACGCCGTTGAAAAAATTTACGCAAAGATGCGCAATGAAGATTATTTCCCTCAAGAAGATTTTCTTTGGGGAGGACTTGTAAAGGATTGCGACGGCAATATTATTGCAGACGCAAACGACGATACCATTGAATACGACGGTGGTTATTTTTATGCTGAACCAGTAATGCAATAATCATGAAAAAGCCAATAATAGAAACCTATGTTAAACAAAACAATCGCCTTCCTTTCCAGATTGCTGGAGGGGTTGGCATTGCCTTTGTTCTTGGACTGCTTTATAGTCCTATTCCTGTTCAATACCAATCAACCAGTTTTGTTCCTATTATCCAAAAAGAAACATTATACGTCCATAAAATAACTGTTTTAAATCTACCCATAAAGTCTGAGGTTGATGAAAGCGCCTACGGGTCACGTTCATACGGGTACGAGGTGCGCAAGTTATCAGGTGAACAGTTAAGGCAAACATTGGAAGGTCGCGGGTTTCGTAACCTTGCAAAGGTTGACCGTTCAAAGTTGCGTAGAATATACCTTGCTTACTGTTATGAATCAATGTTAATGAACGTCCACGTTTTAACTGACTTTCCAGTATCAATGATTTATTCCTTTTTCATCATCGAAGCAACCAGTCAAGGGGTTGAAACAGAACTTTGGCGCAAACACGCAAACGCTGGAGGGGTTAAGGATTTAAAAGGTTATGAAACCGTAACCTACAAAACAAGAGAGGTTATAAGGGGAAAAGATAAGTATATAAAGGCAAAATTTATGAAAGCCGAAACAACCGAAGAAGGCATGAAGCTTTGGGCTGGTGTTTTAAACTCAGGAAGATACGCGGCTTGTAAAAAGGCAAATTACAGGATTAAAGGAATAAAGTTGTACGAATCTATTTGTAAATGTGTGTATAAATCAGGTTATCATACCGATAGGGATTACAAGTTCCGAGCCTCATTGATGGCTGAATACTGGCAAATCAAACGTGATAACTTTCCTTTGAAGAAAGAATACAATGTTTTTTAAATTATTTTTCATTTATTTGTGTAAATATTTTTTTGTTTAAATATTTATTTATATATTTACATATCGAAACAAACAAACGATAAATCACCTTTAAAAAACACACAATTATGAAAGCAGCAACCTTAGACATTAGCAAAGTAATAACAGTAATAACAGGTAATTGTGTTTACACAACTAAACTTGGGAATATTATTGTAGAAGCAAATAAATATAATTTAATTGATTTTAAAGGTCGCATTAAAACTAAAAAATTAAACAAATATTTAATTGCTTTTATTGCTAATGGTTACAGCGTAGTATCTGAAAATTGGAATCGTATAAATACAATTTCAGACGGTTCAAGTGATTTTTCAATTACACTTTCTAAAAATGTATAATAGTGTACATATAATATTTTTTACAGGGCAGTCCCTCAGCTGCCCGCCTTTTTTCACCACTTAACAAATTAACAAAATGGAAAAGAATTTCACCAACACCCAGTTCAAATGGACTTTTGAAAGCATCAGCGACAACATTCCTACAATCATGCTTTTGACAATTATATTAACCTATGGGGTTAATGCTTTTCTAACCGCCATCTTTTTACCAATTAATTTTTGGATAGCAATCACCGCTTCAACCATTTTACAACTTGGACGATTTGCAGTTGTTTTTATGGACTTTCTTAACCCTACTAAAGGTAGAAGCCCTTATCCACCTAAAATAGCATTAGGAGCGACGGTAATAGCCTTAATCGAAGTTTTCTTCGGGTTAATGGAAAAGTATTCTGGTGCGGAATTTATTACCATGTTCTTTTTCGTGGGAACAATCGTCTGCTTTGGCTACCTTTTGGAAATAAACTTTGTTAACAAAGGGGTTGAGGCATACGGTTTGGAAGAACCAAAGGTTATCAAAAGACGCAAAAGAAGGGTCGCTGTAAAAAAAGTCACGGAAGATGCACCAAAAGAAAGTAAAGGTTATGTAACTTCGTTCCAAACGATAACACTTTGAGGACATACATCGGGGTTGACCCAGCGATAAGAATAAACGGAATGGCGGCTTGCATCATTCAAGGCAAAGAGGTAAGATTCACGAAATACAAAAGGTTCGTGGATTTTATCCTCGAGGTTCCAAAGTGGGCACAATACGAACACCCTGTTGTACTGGTGGAGGATTCCAGTCTTCAAAATGTAACTTTTAATTCTTCTATTAATCGCGCTATCCTTTCCCGTATGTCCCGAAACGTGGGCATGAATCAGGGCGCTTCAAGAATAGCCTATGAATGGATAAAAGAGAATGGGTATGAGGGTTACAATATTAGCCCTGAGCAAAAAGGGAAGAAGTGGGGAAAGGAAATATTTATGAAAATCTTCAAAAGCGAAGGTTACAAGTTTGAACCAAATTTTAAACCAGCCAAAATAAGTCAAGACGAAATCGACTGTTTTTCTCTTGCTTTACAGGCTAAAAATTACCAAAAACATGAAAAAAAATAATGAATTAATCGACGGCATTGAGATAAGCACTTGGAAGGAAATTGAAATGATTGCTAAAACTTATCCGAAACCGATTAAATATTCAGACGGGTTAAATAGCAAAATAGCATTATTAAAGTTTTATCTTGAACCTTTGCTTCCAGACTTAAACCCGCCAATGATGACAATGGATAATGGAAGAATGCTTACAATAGCATATCGGTTGTATAAAAGCACCGACGGGGAAGCGGTCAGAAATTTATCATTGAAAATTATAAATCAAATTATAAATTAAGAAATCGATTACGTTTGTTCATAGTTAATTAGTGGTGAAATCGGGGTTGGCAGTTGCGTCAACCCTTTCCATTTTAAAACGTAACCCCTTGAGTTTTTGCATAATCAACCACCGCACGGGCGTGACAAAGCGCCAAAGTATTTTGAAACACTGGGTCAAACATCATTAAGGCATCTTTGTAATTAGTAAAGAAACCGTTTTCAGATAACACGGCTGGCATATTGGTTTGGCTCAGGACAAAGAAATTTTCCTCTTTATCCTTATCCCCGTCAATGGTATCCATTCGATAAACCCATTTAGGAAATGCCTCTTGTACTTCATTAAAAAGAAACTCAGCGTAAATATCTGACTTTGTTTGCCCCTTTGATGTAAATACCTCGAAACCCCGTGCCGTTGGCGTTGCCGCGTTGCCGTGTATGCTTAGGTATAACGAAGCCTCATAGTTCTGAGCGTTCATGTTTGCCTTTGCTACGCGCTTGGTAAGGCTAACATCTAAAACAGGGTCGTAAACATTTATAACCGACATTCCCCAGTCCTTCAAATACTGCTCAATCTTTGCCGCAACTTCCCTGTTAAACACGCCCTCAAAGAACCAGCCGTAACCGTGGAACATTGAGTTGTTATGCTGGAAGCACTTGGACGGGTAGGTTGTGTAATTGTAAGGTAATTTCTTTTTTTCGTCAATGCCTCCATGTCCAGCATCAAGGAATACACAAAATTTATTTGATTTCATATTTATATATTTTTAAGGGAGGCATAAATCAATATACCTCCCTGAAGCCGCATAAGGTAGCGAATCGTCTGCGCCTATAATTTAAATCCGATGAGTGCAAAAGCTGCACCAACGATTGATAATTTAGCTGGAAGTTTTACTTCAATCTCTTTGCCTGCGCATTCTCTCGAAGTCTCTTTAATCTTGTTCCAAATGATTTGAGCAAGTTGGATGTATTCTCTCCAAGTAAATTTTACTTTGTTGCCCTCAAGATGAACATTAATTTCACTTGCAAGTTCTGCAAAGTTCATTGAGTAACAAGCCATGTCGCCCAAAGGTGACTTTATTGTGTCTGCATTTTTTAAAGCATCTTTTAAATTAGTCTGCATATTATTTGTTTTAACGTTTGAAAAATCTTGATATTAATGTCCCTAATTCCAATCCAGTTATCCGCTTAACATTTTCTGCTACCGAGTATAATTCTGTACATGCAATCATCATTGCCACCATGTAGGTAATTGGAAAAGGAATTGAAAATGTATTTTTTGCCCCTTCAAATATGAGGATTGAAGTAAAATAAATTATTATTTTTTCCGTGGTTCGATACAATCCTTTACTGCTTATCTTTTGACCTTCTTTTTTTGCCGCTTTGATTCCCGTGACTGTGTCCGCAAAAACTACAAATATTGTAAATAACAGAAAACCTTTAATAGGAATAAAAAAAGATGCAACAAACCCGCAGCAAATACTAAAGGAAATAAATTCCCAGGATTGTTGTAATAATTTTAGAATAATTGATTTCATAATTTTTAGTTTCCTGTCATTTTAATCCAATTTGTTCCGTCACTTACAAGGGTAGCAAATTTGCCGCCTCCAGATGTTAAAATAGATGTTGTTAAAGTAGTACTATTTAATGGCTCTATGTTTGTAGCATTTGAATTTACTGCTCCAGAACCTGAATTTTTAATTACAAGTGTTTTATTAGTATTTCCGCTTGCAGATGGAAGTGTAATACTAACAGTAGAACTTTGATTAATATTTACATACCAATGCAAATAAACGCCAAAACTTGAAGATAAAACAATACCAGGTCCATTAATGGCAAGATAAATATTCACATCATTGCCAGCCGTTGCAGTTAATGTACCACCTGATAAACTTAATCCACTTCCTAAAGTTAAATCAACTACTTGCCCCGTGCTACTTCTTCCTATGACACTTGTAGCCGTTCCCGATGCAGATGCTAAAGTAACTGTACCATTAAATGTTTTATTACCGCCAAAGGTTTGGGTAAATGATGTTACTAATCCTGTTTGACTTGCTCCAGCAGCCTGTACGCTTAAAACGCCGCTTCCTACACTCATTCCAGTACCAAGACTTAATTCACCTATTGCATTTGAAGCGTTTATACCAAGAACACGTGTTAAAGTTGATGTAGTTGCTAAAGTTCCAATAGATGCTCCGCCTGTCAAAGTGCTAAAGCCAGTCATATTTAACCCTGAGCTACCATTTATATCTCCATTAAATGTTTTAGCCCCTCCAAATGTTTGCGTAGTTGCAGTAACCACTCCTGTTGTCGATACGCCAGCATTAGCAATAGTAATATTGGGAGTAGTACCTCCACTTGATGAAATAGGCAATGAGCCTGTAACACTTGTTACCGTTCCATTTCCATTCCCAGTTCCTGCACCAATAGCCGTTCTAAAACTTGCAGCATCTAAAGCAGTCACCGTATTATCAGCGTTAAATCGAGGGAATGTAATGGCTGAAGGATTGGTTAACGTGAACATAGATTGTCCAATAGTCGTACCTCCTAAATCACTTCGCATCCCATCCGCTGCCCTTTGGCTAACGGTGTTATCTGCATTGTATCTAAGAAATGAAATAGCCCCAATGTCAGGCAAAGTAATTGTATTTGAGCCCCTTGTTGTTGGCGTTAGAATAGTTTGAGTACTTAACAATCCCGTAGAACTTGCCGTAACCATGCGAGTGCCAGAGCCTGCAAGGTTGGACAATGTCGTTGCGCCTGTGACGCCGAGAGTGCCATTTACATCAAGTTTATAGGCTGGGTTTAATTTACCTATTCCAATACTTCCACCTCCTTGGTTTGCAACAACTGATAAAGTTGTATCAAGATATTGTCCGTAAGCAGACCCATTCCAATTATGAGCGGTCATTAAATGAATATCAGATGTTCTAACTGCAGCAGCAAAATTGTCAGTTCCAGGTCTATCTGTAAATGTAATTTGCGCGGTTTGATTTTCTTTTAAATTATCTTTTCTTGCAAAGTAATTTAAAATATTATAATAAAATGTCAATCCTGAACCATTATTATTATCTTCTTGTCTATTTATTGTTCCGCTCATTGTTCCACCTGACAATGGCAGATAACTTGTATTGTCATAAGAAATTGTTGTTCCCGTTGCTTTTACAAAACCAGTACCATTTAACTTTAATTGATATGTTGTAGCCGCAACCCCTGACCTTAAATAATTTGTAAGCATTGAAGCCGTATCCAAAAGATTTAATTTAGCCGCAAATCTGGTATTTAAATTAAGCAAAGAGGTATCAGCCTTTCGTAAATATTTTAACAACATACTTGCCGTATCAGATATATTTACTTTTAAATTTATTCTGCTGCTTAAAGATGTTGTATCTGTATTATTATTTATTATTATCGTATCAGTATTATTAAAATTCCAACCACCTTTAGTCTTAATATAGCTAAATAATACATTGTCAACTGTGTCAAATAGATGGTAAGCATTATTTATAGTAGAAGGTTTTAAAGCAGTTGTATCGCTCGCACGACCTCTATAAACCAGCCCATCGCCCGTAGTCTGATAACCTAACCTTTGTTTATTGCCCGTATTTGGGTACTGAGCAAAAAGGCAAACTGATAGGAATAAAAAAAGAATTGAAGGCAATGTTTTTTTGCCTCCAATTCGATTAATTAAACTACTCCCAACTTTGATTAAAACCTCCTGTAATAATATTTCACCTATTTTCCCTAAAGTTTTAAGGAAACTTCTTTCTTTTTTTGGTTTCTCAATCATAATACTATTCCCATTGTGTTATAAATGTCTGTTATTTCTTCTTCATCTGAATAACAAGTTGACTCAGGACAACCGATTGCGCTTGGAATAAACGCCGTCAAAGGTGTTGAGTAATTACATAGTAAATCCTTAATCCTCTTCTTTTTTACGTCTAACCTTTGTAACAAAGTATCTTGATAAAATTTTAAACCCTCAACTCCGACATTTTGCCCATACTCGTTATCCAATGTATATAAACCATTTGTTCCAAGTTGCATAACCATATAAGGGGAAGCCTCATAAAGCACCGCATTAGCGCAAAAGGACTTTAATTGTTTATCCCAAATGTCCTGATAAGCCGTTGATGTAAACGCGGTTGAATTTCCTTTGTTTGCAACCATTGAATCATATAAAGTCAAGCCAATAGCGGGAACAATCCAACGGAACTCCGCATCTTGAATATGAGGGCTAATAAGTGACTTATCAAGTCTTATGTCAGCTGGTGTTGGACGTGCAACCCCACCGCTAATAACTTCACTCGGTTGTATTAATTGGCTCATTGATCGGGGTTGTTTGTTGTATTTCTACGGGTGCATACCCTAATATTTCTCTTTTTTCATTTAATGAAAGATTCTCTTCTACTTTAATTTCACCCATAAAAGACACGGGTAAAGTATTTGAAATACCAAAAGATACGTCTGTGAATGCTGAATTATAAAGCCCTATTTCTTTTAAGAAAGGGTTAATAATCTTTGAAAGCATTAAATTTTGGCGTGGCTTAATAACCGTGTTTTGCAAGTATTCCATTTCTTGCCTTATCTGCTGATTGCTTCCAAGTTGTCCCGAAGTAGCAAAACCAGCTAAAGACTTTGACCAACGATTAGCAACTACAATGGCTGAGGCTGCAAGGTTTTGAAGGTTTAAAAATTCGCCTTCGCTTTCTTTTGAGGTAGGTATAAAATTAGCCTTTAATTTTTCATCTCGTAAAACTTGGACAAATAACTTGTGATTGTTTCCCATTCCTGTAAACTTTGACTCAATGCCTTCAACAAGGCTTTTAGCCTCAACCGATGTCATTGAACCAAAGAATTGTAAAATTCCCGAAGGCATAAAGCCATTTTCAAACTTACTTGTATTAAATCTTTGAATCCTGTATTCAATCTCAGCCCACATTTTCGCTCCAATCCACTCAGGTAAGCCAAAGTAAAAATAACCCGCCGCATATTGTTTGACGTGGATAATTGAACGCTCTGTTCCGTCTTCTAATTTCTTAAACTCAGGGTAAATTGGTATTTCTCTAAAACCTTCCCTTTCATAATAAGTTCCCTCTGTTGTCAACGGTACTTCTTCCCAGTTGTCGTAAATGCCAACAGAACGTATAATTTGGTCTGCCTCGGCTTTCCTTATGCCAATGTTATAAACAGGCACATGATAAATGTAAGTGAAAGGCTGAGAACCAACCTTTCCCCGTACAATTTCTGCAAAGCAATTTCCAAAAGCATCGTAATCAAAAGCCAATGAACCAAGTACCTCTTGCAAATTTTGTGCGTGCAAGTTAACTTGTCCAATAACTTCTTCAATCTCATTTAAAGAATCGTCGGTTATTACCTCACCCTTCATTGAGGTTGTAAGTAAAGTATTAGATTTTCCTTTCATCGGGATAAAGCCATCACCGACAACCATGTTTACTTTGTCCTCAATAATTCGCCTGAGGGTTGGGGAATTGTTTACAATGGCAATAAGACTCTTTAAAAAGTCGTCTTTCTGGGTAAAGAATCTAACCCACTTTGCCCCAGTGAAATCAAGCCTTTCTCTGGAAGGTTCATTAAAAATATCCTCTTGCACTAACATAGTGTTTGAGGTATCCAAAGTTACCGAAGCCAATAAAGGGCTATTGTTTCTTTTTAAATTTCTGTTAGCCCTGTTTGGTACTGCTTGAATCGTCTTCTTTATTTGACTCATAGGTTTTTTTCTCAGGCGTATAAATGACGTGTTGACTAACAGATGTGGGGTTGGCATTATACCAACCCCTTAATTCTGCCTGTGTAAAATTTCCGATAGCCTTCTTTAGTATTCCCGCTTTTCCTGTTGGGTCTGCGCCAACGTAAATCATTAGCTTACTTTTTTCGCGTACTATCATAAATTATATTTTAGTCAAGTGCATTCATAACGGTTTCTCCGTTTACGATAAATCTTGCTTTATTTGTTGTTCTGCAAGTTAACGTTAATGTCTCTTGATTTGAATCAGTAAACAAAGCACCTGATAAACCTTCAGCACTTGTTAGCCTAACAGGTCTTTTCTTTGCGCCAATAACCTCAGCACCCCATAACCAATATAAACCCGTGTTTTCAACGTGTACACAAACCAAACCGCAAGCCTGCCCCGCCATGTCTTGAATTAAGTTTCTCAACTCTTGGTCACGACAGTTAATTATACCAACTAAACTTTGCTCAATCGCAACCGACAAAGTGTCTGGGTCTTGCGTTACCGTTTCCGTAAATGCTCCCGAATTATTCCTAAATTCCACCTCGTAAAATACTGAGGCAGTTGATGACATTGTAATCGCTGTAACCGCTGCACTTGAATTAGCAGTAAAACCAGTAACTTGATTCGCATTAGCGATATAAAGTTTACCGATACCGCCCGCGCAAGTTCCATCGACACATTGATTAAGCCATCCGCTTGTTATTGCACTCATATTTATTTTAGATTAGTAGCCTACGCTGATTAATGAATGGTGAATATAATTTACACCCATCTTGAAACGAGCCTTAATATACACCTTTTCGTCTTTCTGGTCGTACCAAAGTTCTAAAGCCGTTTCAGGGCTTAACACGTCGGTTGCAAGTACCTTGTTTTGTGGGGTTGTATATTCCACATAATGAGGCTTAGTTGTTCCAAGTGACGTTGCAATGTCATCCCAACGATACTGAGGAATAACGGTTACGCCTCTAAAAGTGAATTGCTCAACCCCATTAATTAACTGAAGTAAACCGTAGTCACCGCCACCGCCGTTTTCAATATCTTCCCTTAGCTGAGAATAAACGCTTTGGGTTACATTGAATACTTTTTGGTTAGCTGGTAAACCTTTTAACTGTAAAGGCGCTTGGTCATATACTGAACGAAGAATTGCAAAGCCATCACCAGACGCAAGGTCTGCACCTGAGCCTGTGTTAGTTCTTGGAATTAAATCGTCTGCAACTAACTCAGGATAATAAACTGTCCAAAATCCGTCTAAAGAATCATAGTTAGGGTTGTTGGAAGCCTGTGAACCAAAATAAGACAAACGGGTAATGTCATTTCTTATCGCCTGTTGAGTACGGGTTAATAATATATTTTCAATCAATGTTCCCGAAACATCTGGAAGCCTTGTACCCGTTTTCAATAACTCCTCAAAAACTGTGTCTTCAAATTCGTCCCAGCACATTTCAAGGTCAACCTTCATTTTTTCAACGTCGATTGTACGCTGATAAATGTCAACCGAACCAACAGGATTAAATCCGCAACCAGAATATTTTCTTACGATATTTTCAAGGTCTTGAACGAATACCATTTTCTTTTTATTGGCGACGTTTCCAAGTACACGGAATTGTCCGCGTAAATCGTCATCAAAAAAGACTGGCTCTAAAAATATATTATTTGCCTCCGTACCTCTAAAGGATACGTCAAGTTGGCTTATTTCAACTGATGCCATTTGTTTTTAATTTTAAAGGTTTGCGTAAGTAATCGTAGCTGTTGTATTTGTCAACTGTGCTGCCGATTCAACAATATATGAAAACTCTGTTTTTTCTCCAGCCTTAGCGGTTGCAAAGAAAACCTTCCAATCATTTGCGTCATTTAACGCGGTTGTTGAAATGTTAAATGCTGCCGAAGGCGCTGATGAAACAAAACTACCGTATACTTCATGACCACTTTCGTCAATCAAATTAAACTTATAATAATTTGAAGCGCTTGTTACTCCGTAAATCGGTGTAACTGTAAATCTGTCACCTCCTGAGGCAATATGCCAAGTAAAGGATACAGGAATACGGTCTTCAAATGTATCAACCCCATACAATTTTTCAGCATTTATGCCGTTAACATTGGCGTAAGGGTTAGTACGATTAAGGCTATTTTGTCCGACGTATGTGTTGGAATCAAGAAAGCCATTTACGTTCTGAGCGGTTGGATTGAATGCCATTATCTTTGTGAAATTTTAGATTTAACTAATGATGCAAAAGAATCAAAAGGACTCAATTTTGCTTTTGTTTCAATAATCTTTTCAGATGTTGTCCCGCCCGAAGGAAGTCCAACGCCTTTTTTAACTTGTGCCCTAAGTGCAACCAGTTCATTTCCCAATGTTTCCAGAACTGTCTCAATTTCATTAATCGAGTTCTTTTGTTCATCAGACTTTTTGTACATAGATTGCATTTCCTCTTGTTGCTTAGTATGGATTGCATCCATTTCCTCGGGTGACATTACAAAGTAACCTAAATCTTTAAGCATAGTAATAGCAACGTCGACATCGTCGTTTTTAGGTTCTGCTGGCATTACCTCAGGGTCTTGCATAACATCTTCGACTTTATCTTCGGTACTGTTAAGCAAATTTTTAATTTTTTCTAAAATGGAATTACCCATGTCATCGTCTTTTTTGTTGTTGATTAAAAATGCAGCTGGGACATTTATAAATTTGCTTAGGCTATTTTGCAACGGTAATAAATCAATATTTTTTTCGCCAACTTTTACAATTTCATCAATAAATCCAAACTCTAAAGCTTCTTGAGCGGTCATCCATGTTTCAGCCGCCATCATTTGAGTAATCTTGTTTTTAAGGTCTTTCTGTTTCCCTTTACGCTTATAAACTGAGGCGGTATAAATGTCAAGTAACTTTGCCTCCATCTTATCTAATAATTCAGCCGTTGCCTCGAGTTCGTCCGCGTTACCTATCGTATAACTCCAAGGTCTATGAATCATTAAAAAAGCGTTCTCAGTCATCTTTACTTTATCCGCAGACAAAAGTACAACCGTTGCAATGCTTGCTACCAAGCCGATTCCTGTTGCCGTTGTTTCATTTGGGTAGTTAGCAATTAAATCAGCTATTCCCATCCCTTCAGTGACTGAGCCACCACCAGACGAAATCACTAAGTTAAGTTCCTCACCATTTGCGTCGTTTATTTTAGTTCTTACTGAATTATAAGAATTAACAGATTCAGAAATTTCCCCTAAAATATCAATATTAAATTTTGCCATCGCTTTGCTTTCCTTTTCTCTTTCAATCTTTTTAAATTTTGCCTCAGCCCAATTTTTCATCGCTGAACCTCCCCACGCATCATACATAACTGAACCGCAAATTTCTTTTCCATTTTCATCAGTATATTTTCCTTGGTCATACGTTTCCGCACGGGAAAGAAATGAATACGTTCTTTGTACAGTATCTTCGCTCAAGCCTTCGCCGTTTGCGATTTGGTTTGCTCTTAACCAGCCGACGCGAGTTCCACAAGATGAACCGTTGTCCTTCTTATGATTTAACGCTTTCCTTGCGTTATTCTTTGCCGTGTCTGGATAATCAGCGTAAGTCATAGGGTAAATTTATTTATTATTATTTTTCTTATTCCTTTTTTTGCTGATTCCATAGCCAAACGACTCAGGGTGCTGAATCATGTTATACACGGTTTTTTCGCTTAATCCTGTACGGATACTTATATCTAAAATGGCATTCATCTTACTTTCATTTTCAAACAAGGCGGCTGGATAAAGTTCCATGACCATAAACTTTGCTATCGTCAAATCTTTTATAATGTTGGTTTTGTAAAGAAAGTCAATGAGGGTATAAAAGTCTTTTGTTATATTATCCTTATCGCATAATGCTTTAAATTTTTGCAAGATGCTTTCCTGAAATTCAATTAATAATTCCTTATCAATGTTATTTTTCTCATTGTTCATCGCGCCAAAATTGTACTATTTGCCTCATTTTTCCAACTACCTTTGTTCTGCACGCTGGGCAGTTCCTTCTTTCAGGCTCATAGTTGTTTACAAAGTTGTTATAAACATTAAATAAATAATCCATATCCGACGGTTCAATAGATAAAACCCTGTAAGTCCTGTCAACCGTTGCCATGACTTGCGTTTTATATTCATCAGGTATACGGCTTGCAAGTTCACCCCAAATTGAATTTCCTTTCATACAGTTACACATTTATAAAGTTGCTTTTACTTTTAATTTATTTCCCTCAGCCAAATCCCTTGCAATATCGTCACTAACAACATAGGCTTGTAGCCTGTCAATTCTATTATTTATTGCTTCGGTCTTTGCCTCGATTGCTTTTAAATACCCTGACATTCCTGAGTCAATACTCATGCCTTGTATTGGTGCAGAAATCGAAGGTACTATGCCACCTTCGGCAAAACCTTTTATTCCAATGCGTCTAAAGGTTGGCGAACCGCCTAATAAACTTTGTTGCCTTTGATTTAATACAACCTCGCCACGTTTAACATAAGCTAAAACATTATCCCCGTTTGAACGGGTCGGAATATTTTGTTTTTGATTAACCCTTTGCCCAGTTACAACGCCACCTTCAGCAAGGGGTTGAGCTATGATTGTAGCGGTTTGTATTCCCGCGAAAACACCAGCGGTTATAGCTGAACCAATAGTAAATGGCGGGCCAGGGGGAACGGCTAAAGCACGGTTGACGGCTAAAGCACCTTGAATAATTGATTGAGCAATGGCTATTTTCTTTTCAGCCTTAGCCGCTTTTAGTTGAAGTTCTTCGGCTTGCTTTGTTTTTGCGTCAAGTAATATTTTTTCTGCCTCAATTTCCTTAAGTAATCTTTTTTTTCTTAATCCGCTTGTTTTTTCTGCTTTCTGTTCAAGTAATGTAATATTTTCTTCAGTCTTTTGTATTTCCTGATTTAAAATATCAGCGTCTTTTTTAAACCTTGCCTGTTGAATAGTGGAAAAAAGGTCGGTAACTAATGTAGCGGCTTGCAAATATGTTTCAATTCTTTTAGCTCTTTCTTCTAAATCCTGTTCTTCTTTTTCCTTTTGCTTTTGCCTAAACTCATCTGCATTTTTTGTCACCTCTTTAAAAACCTTTTGAATATCTTCAACCTCTTTCTTTAATAATTCTGGAGGCTTTGTAGTCAATGGCAATGTGGCAAGTTGTTCGGCGTTTTTTAAATTGTTTAATAAATTACCACGAGCCGCATCCGCTAATATTTGATTTTGTTGTTCAACTGCATCTTTGATTTGAATATTGATTGCGTTTAATTTTACAGCTAATTCTTTTTGTGTTCCAGAACCAACAACGGCGTTAGAAAAAGCCTGTTGTAATTTACCGCGTTCATTTTCTAAAGCAGCGATTGAGCCTTCTGCATATTCTTTTCCTGCCTCTTGACCGCCTTTGTATGCAACTGTACTTAATTCTTTATTTTGCGTTTTTAATCTTTTTTTCTGTTCTTCGGCGTTTTGCTTTTCAAGTGCAATTCTTTCTTTTTCGGCTTTCTCAATGGCTAATTTATCCTCTTTGTCAATCTTTGCTTTTTCAGACCTAAATACATTTCTATTAACTTTTAAAGCCTGTGAAATACTTCCAGTTGTAAAAAAGGTCGTTAAACCAGCACCCATTGCTTTTAAGGTTGCTGGAAATTCATTAGCTAAATCAATTAAACCTCCTAATAAATTATTAAAAAATATCTTAGCCTTAGATGAAATAATGGTAAATTCTCCACCAAATTTTGTAAATGATTCGTTAAGTTCTGACTGACTTTTTTCTAATTCTAAATTAGTTTGATATAATATTTCTTGTTGCGTCTGGTATTTATTAGTTGACTTTGTTACGTCGTCTGTATTTTTTAATATTTTTTCTAAAGATATAATATAAGCCAATCCAGCGTCCTCACCAGCCCCACCAAAAACATCTGTAATTACAGTTTGTAATTTATTTCCCGCAATCGAGGTGTCACCCATTTTAGCGCTTACTTTGGATAAAGCCTCAGCGGTTGTAATTGACCCGTTATTTAAATTATCAAATAATTCCCCTGTAAACTTTTCACCAAATGCTGCATCTAATGCTTCCTTTGATGATTTGGTTTGTTCCCTAATTCTTAATCCAAACTCTTTAACTACATCTAAACCTTTATCAGAATAAATTCCTTGAGTGGCTGCTGATGTGGCAATAGCTAAATAATCTTTAATACTTAATCCAGCGGCTGCAAATTGCGTAGGATATTCTCTTAAATTATCTAAAAATTCACCGTTTGAATCCGCGCCCTTTCTAAATCCAATTTCAATTGAATCTAATGCCTCGTTAAAACTAATTCCTAATGCTTTACTCGCTGAATTGGCTGCAACCGTAATATCATTAACATCTTTTTTATAAGTTGTTGATATTGCTTTTGATTGGCTTACAAAGTCACTTAGTACGTTTCCTGTTGCGCCTGTAAAAGTTCCTATTTGATTTGATAACTCTTTTGTTTCTGCAACTGATTCATTTATACTTTGAAATATTTCACTTATTCCACTAAATACAGTTAATGCTATTCCAATAGCGCCAAGTGATTTATTAAACGCTCCAGTGGTTGCGCTTAACCCTGTAATCCCCTGAGATAAACCACCAATAACACCAGTAACCTGACCTAATGTACCGCCTAATTTTGGGAAAAATTGACCTAATGCTTGAGAATAACCACCAACGTTTCTTTGAAATTGACCTACATTTGCATCAATTCCCTTTAGTTTTTTATCTAAAGCCCCGATTGATACTAATAAATCCTTTGCCTCCTGACTTGATTCCTCTTCCGCTGCTGCTAAATCCTTGTATCTTTTTCTTTGGTCGTTTAATTCCTTTGATAACTTTCTATATGCTCCTTCAGCTTTGTCAATGCCAGCTATTTCTTCTTTTCTTAACTTAACTTGTTCCCGTGTAACATCATTAACTAAGGATTGAGCCGCCTTTAAATCAACCAGCTTTTTTTCAAGTTTTTTAATTTCGTCAACGTCTGCCGTCTTTTTTAACTCGGCATTTAATTCAGCTATTTGCCTTTTTAATTGCGTTGCCGTTTCAATAGTTCCCGTTAATCCCTCAATCTGAATTTTAAAACCAATTACCTTTTCAGCCATTATATTTTTATTTTATTAATGACATCCTTTAAATATGCCATATTAATAATATATTCATCGTTTTGCAAAATACCCCGTATTAAATTAAGGTGAACCATAGAAGCCTTTTGCGCAAGGTAAAAAACGCGACCCGTTTCCTCGATTTCATCATCAAGAATAAAGGTTGAATAAAATTCAAGAAATACCTTTTTACCTAATGCCTCTTTGTCTTCCATTATCCTTTTGTTACACCGTTTATAACTACTTCATAATTTGCACCATCGTAATGAGTATTTACATTGATTTCAATGGTTGAACCACTTATTATATATTGAACCGTTGGTATCAACTTTTGTCCGTTCATGAATACAAGTACATTTGCATTTGTGTTTGATACCTGAGTAATGCCAGAATTAGGCGCAAGTACCAATATATTTGTCATTGAGTTAAGGAATGGCGTGTAAGATAATTGAATATTCACCGTTGCTCCATTTGCTCCTACTAAGCCGCTGCCCGATCCTGTTACCGTTCCACTTTGAGGCGAAGCTCCAGCTAATGTAATTGTATTGACAACTTTTGTCAAATCATTTGTATTAGGTTTTTCATCGTAAAGTAAAACCGTTTTGGCAGGGCTATTAGATTTAGGGTTATATTCCAAACTTTGAATTATAAAGTTAGATGAACCTATGATTCCTTTGCGCCTAAATGAAAGCTGCGTTATATCTTTTGGTTTCCATTTTACAAAGGTTGAATAAACTTTACCAAGTTCTATTCGCTTGTAAGTCTGTAAATGAAATGTTTTAAAAACACCTTGCATTACGTTTGTGTAATTTGTAACCTCATCCGAAAAGGATAAGTTAAAATCTGCACCGCTTGGATCATTGTAATTTACCATAAAAGCGGCTGGAAAATCAAAAGCCGAAGCTGCCGAAGTTGTTTCGTCAAACAATCTTATTTTCCCATCCAACCCGTTTCTTCTTCCAGCGTAATAAAGTAAACGAGGCGCCAAGTTATAATTAGGTTCTGCGTCAGTCACCGTGTTATAATCGTCACCAAAGACTAAAGGCATCTGAGCCCCGTATGTTCCTCCTGTGGTAATGGCAACGTCGTTTATATGGATTGCTTTTGCAAAGAAATTAGTATAAATAAACTCAATACCGTTGTCAAATCTATCTGTCGGGAAATTGTACCCACCAGAATAAATATTTACCCCTCGTCTTTCTTCCTCTTTGTTTGTCGTATCGTCGTCCGTTGCGTATGCCAATACCTGAGTTGATTTATAACCATCAAAAACCTGAAAGTCTGAGCCTTCCACGTCTCTAATATTTAAATCATACTTATTTGAGCCTTTAAAAAACCCGTCAAAAGTTGTAATGCTTGCCGCTCCTGTACTATTTGCCCTGTATCTTATCGTATAATCGTCTTTTGGGTAAGCGTAAACCTGTCTGTTTAATACGTCTGTCTCCCATGCAAGATTAAAAATTGTTGTAAGGTCGCTAATAATGTCCCTAACATACCATGAAATAGGAATAATGTATTGCAAGTTAACGGTTTCGCCTGTTTCCAACCCCTCTTTTTCTGCCACAACCGAAAGAGATCCAGCAATAGAAAGGTTAAAAGAAACGTTTTCATATCTTAATCTTAGCTTAACAACGTCATCAATAACCAAATCACCAAGAAATTCAAGCGAAATTGAATCATTTAATGATGTTTCATTGGTTAAATCATAGGTAGAAACGTTATTTCCGTTGACCTCAAAGAATAAAATGAGTTCTGCAAATTGATTTATATCTCCAATAGTAGCCGTTAAGGTAACGTTTAACTCAGCAATTAACTCATATAATGCATTTATCGGAACGGTGTAAACCCCACCCGTATAATTTCCCCCTGTGTCAAAGTTTGGCGATGTTGTTTCATCTGTAAATGTAATATTAACCGTTCCATTTTCTCCCGCTGACTTGGTAAAGGTTGAAGGCGAAGGGTTGGAAGCCCTAAGGTTTACAAAGTCTTTAATGTAATCAGCATCAAGGTTAAGACCCATTGGAATAATCAAACGATTAAAAGGGTCGGTCTTGAAAATACTATTTAACTGGTAACCTTTGTCTTTAAAAGCCTTTTCCAATATCTGCCAAATAAAAATAGCTGGGGTTAACTCATTGTATAAAATATAAGTTTCATTTTCCCATGCTTTCCACTTCATTAAAATAAAACAATACTCAGCGGTTACAGGGTTGTAATTTGCCTTAACTGTTGTTTCACTTACCTCAATCGTTGACCAACCTAAATCCCTAACTAAAGTATTACCAACGTCCGCGAACCAATCTGCATTATTTCCTATTAAAGATATTTTAAAGTTGGAAGCCAAAAACCCTGAGTTAATCGCTTGTAAGTCTGCACCCTCCAACCTTGCTTTTCCTGTTAGAATTGGAACGCCGTCAGCTTCAAGTCTTGCTGATAATAATTTATAAGCATTGGTTACAATTGCCCCAGCATCGGTAATGTTTTGAAATATATTTACATTTGTTTTCGTTGCTGGAAGGGTAACATTTCTTTTAGAATGTGCACCAGATATATTTCCCAGTTCAATGTTTTCAATCGAATAATCAATCGTTACATTGACCTCATTTTGATTTAAATCTACTTCTTGACCGCCTATAAATAATTTTATCATAGTTGAGCGGTTGGTTTATTTGGATAGGTAATTTCAAAAGATAATTCAATATCCGTTGTTCTATTATTGTCCGTCAATGTTTCAGCGTTGGAAATAGAAACATTGACATATTTACCATTTTCAATAATGTAAACCTCAGGAGAATAAAACATTGATGAAATATATAAAGCATCCTCATGCGGTATATTACATTTAACTTGCTTTCGTTTATTTACCCTTTGATTTGTCTTAATAATTGTTTTATCATAACTGTTTGCCCGTGGATTTGATACCACGCTCCACGGTTGCGATATGTTTATTATATCAGCATTGGCATTTTGTAAATCTTGAATTAATCCACGTAATTGATAACTTTCAGCCCCGCCATATTTACCAAACCAATGTAAGTCAATGTTATCAAAACAATTAGGTTCAATGTTTACTTGAATCTTTTCAGAAAGTCTTGAATACGAACCAGTGTAATTACCCACACTAACCTCATAGAATGAATAAGCGCTGGGGCTAACAGGAAAATTACCGCTATGAAACACGGCAGAACTGCCAAAAATATTAGCAACACCAATTGAAATAGTGTATAAATCATTATTTGCGGTTGAGTTTACTAAATCTACAATTGTTACGGCTGAGGTTCCTGACTTTGTCCAGAACTCAAATTGAGCCGCGTTAACACCCCTACCGACAAATGATAGAAATATATTTCCGTCGTCATTACATTGCCTGTCTTGGTTGTTTGTAGTAAGGAATCGAAAAGGATTTGCCGACGGTTGATAAAAGTCGCTTAGATTAAAGTCGTTATCGTCCCCATAAAATTGTGAAGGAATAACATAAGCCGTGCTACTATTTTGGCTTGCCGTTGAGGTTACTAAAAACCCAGCACTTGAAACCGTTTGATTCTTTGCCACACAATAAACCGATTTCATTAAATCAGTATTTGTTGTCTTTGAATATAAATCAAGCGTTCCAAAGATACTTGTTTTAAGCCCTGTAACGGGTGCAACGTCTGAGTAAAGGAAAGATTGAACATTGGTATCAAACACCGCGCTGCTTCCACTTGTGCCCGTCTGCACGGCTAAAAATGAACCCGCAAGACTTCCACCAACGTAAACATCTATTTGTTGCTGAACCACCGCCGAAGGCTCAATGCTTCGATAAGATACAGGATAAAGAAGGCTGCTTAATGTGTCTGGATTTATCGTGTAACTCATCGGTTTAGTATTGATTTGTAATAACTTTCAATTGTTGCCTCAACGCTAAAAGTAATTGATTTTTCAATTAGGTCAATAAACTTTTGACTATTTATTTCTAAGGCTATTTCTATAAATCCTGTCCGCCTTCCTGTTTTGGAATACTTTGAACTTTTAATCGTTGGCATTCCTTCGCGTTTATGTTTTGATGCAATAGCAAAAGCGATGCCCTTTGACTCCTTATCACTTTTACCCATTCTCCTTTTAACGTAATCAATTAAGCCGCTTATATACTTACTTGTTTTATTCCCGCTGCCAGGGTAGTATGGTATTCGATTTGACTTTACTCCTGAGTTATTGATTGCCATGTAATCAGGAACATAACCTTCAATGATTAAAGTATTTATTTCAAATTTAATTAGAGTTTCCATTTGCTTAACCGCTGAGCCTGATAATTCATGACCTTGTGCCCGCCATTCATTCGCAATGACTGAAATAGCTAATGTACTAATGTCGTCCGCTAATTTTTGCAAATTTACATCCATAAAAATAAATAAGGTAACCCCAAAGGGCTACCATGATTTTATGCAACGGTCAAAGTAAGCTGTAAAGCATTGAACTTTATTTCATCACCTACTGCAATAGTCTTTGTTACAGGCGCGCTTGATGTTCCTAAAACACCGTAGAATAATAAATCACCACTTGCAGACGCATTAAAAACCGCAAAGTCTGTGGCGGTTGCTGCACTTGCTGCGCTTGAAGTAATTGTAATTGCACTTGTGTTAGAAAGAGTACCCGCGCCAGCGGTTCCACGAGTCCATCCTCCTGATGCGTAACTTGTACGACCGTATAATGCTGTGCCTGATAATCCCGTGTCCGTTGGGCTTCCATTATATAACTGAATGAAAGTATTTGCGGGGGCTGGTGTTGGAAAAGCAGTACCGTTTATATAACCAGTAATTGCGTCTTCCATAAAATTTGAAAATGCTGCCATGATTTATAGTTTTAATGTTAAAAATTTATTTCTTCCCAGTTGCCAATCTCCTCATTCCATTGGTACATTTTGCCATCATTTGGATAAGGTATTGGTGATTGCCAAAGGCAACTTTGTTCGTTCAATGTCCATGAGGGATAAGGTTTAGGTGGTATAAAAGCATCCCGTATGCTATCGTAATAGTAACCTATTCCCGCGTAGTTTTTTCTAAATGCCTTGCTTTGGTCAAGGCTTGGTGTATTGTTGTCGGCTTGATAATGGATGCCGCCACGCGTGTTGTAAGATGTGCGTTTTGCATTATAATACACTTCCCAATTAATAGGGTTACCATTATTATCTAAAACAATATCATATTCATGACGTCCAACATGAACATTAATTACAAAATTATTTTCATCAAGAATTACATAATGTGCCATTTCTTAATAATTTAACTAAAAGTTACTGTATCTAAAACCCCAGCACCAGTAATAGTATATATTTTAAATCCACCAGATATAACTGGAGTTGTTCCTAAAACACCTACACTAAATGTAGCGGTAATTGTATCTGGTATTTTAATAATTACAACACCGCTTCCACCTGCTCCACCTGTTCGTGTCCCTGTATCAGTACCACCGCCACCACCACCACCGCCTTTTGTATCTGTTCCCGAACTACCGTTACCATTTACTGCACCATTGCCAGATACTGTATTTACACCAACTCCAGCAGTACCCCATGCACCACCACCACCACCAGCCGCCCTTGCGACAGATGTCCCTGTTATACTATCAGATGTAGCACCGCCACCATTGCCACCTATTCCAGAACCAAAACCAGCACCACTAGCCCCACCACTTGCATTAAGTCCAACAGAAGATGAACCGCCACCGCCACCGCCACCGTACCAATAATTACTTGAACCATTTCCACCTATATTTCCTTGTATTGAGGTTAATGCAGTTCCACCAGCGGCAACCGCTCCTCCATCTTTTCCACCACCACCACCACCAGACCCACCATTTGAGCCTGTACCAAGTGAAATTGAAGCACCTTTTCCACCGCCACCGCCACCTAATGCAGTATTTATAAATACGGAATCACCACCGTTTAATCCATTATTTACTGAACCAGGCGAACCACCGCCACCAACAGTAAGTGTATATAATTGTTTATTTATTGTTTGAGTTGTAAATTTGCGATAGCCACCAGCCCCACCGCCACCACCAGCATAAGTACCGCCACCAGCCCCACCACCAGCAACTAATAGATAATCTGCAATAAACGTAGGTTGTGTTACATTCAATGTCGCACTCGTCACCGTTGCCGTTCCTGTTACACTTGATGCAATATTGTCAACTGTGGTTATTGCCGAAACAGTTGTACCTTGACCTGTTACACTTGCGAACATGGTTGCCGTTCTTAATATAGTTGCATTTGTTACCATTGCAGTGCCATTAACACTTGCTTTTAATGCAATGCCAAAATTAACCTCTGTACTTGATTCAGCGATTGCGTTGGCACTTGCATCAATGAGCTTTGTAATTATTGCCGTTGCATTTGTTTCAGCAACGGTTGATGGGCTACTATGTAAATATATTACTTTAGTTGCATTTGCTTCGGTTGTTGCACTTGCATTAACCGATGAATCAATATTTAATGCTAATTTTAGATTTGCCTCACTAACCGCGAAACCATTTGCAGAACCGCTTAATAACTTGCTTAAGATTATTTGGCTTTGCGTCGTTGCTATTGCGTTGCTTTGAGCCTCTAATGTTCTTATAACGAATAGTAACCCATTGGTTGTTCCTATCGCTGTGGCGCTTGCTTCGCATAATACTACCCCTTTTGTTGTAACATCTAAGTTACTGTTAGTATTTGCATTTGCATTTGATGAACCTGTAATAAATAAAGTAAGGTTTATATTTCCAGATACTTGACCCGTAGCATTTAATTGTCCAATAATATTAACCGCTCTTTGAACTTCAGCCTGAGCCGTTGCGCTTGATATTATATTTGCTGATATATTTTTTACCCTTACAATGTCTCCAGATGCTAAAGCGAAAGCGGTTACATTACTTGAAACCTCTACTATATTTTGCTTACCAACTACAATGATTCCCGTTGCGGTTGCTTTGCATTCAACAAAAGCAGAAACCTTAGTTGATAAAAATAAATTACTTTGAGTTGTTCCTGTTGCAATAGCATTACCAACCACTTCGATAATCCTTTGAATCTTTACTTCGCAATTCGTAGGAACTACTAAGTTAAAATTAATTTGAACGGTCACTAACCTTTGAATGCCAACAAAGGAATCAAAAGTAAATTGAGGTGCCTCAGGAATAAAAAGATAGTTTGGAAGTATTGACTGTTTAATAAGATTTAAACGCTGAATAAAAGCCGTTGCATATTGTTGCAACGCTGCCCACTTATCTATCTGTAAAGTGAGATCCGCATCGCCTTCGTTGTCATAGCCTAATAAATCATCAAAGAATAATGTTACTTGATAAGTATCTTGCTTTCTTATTTGGTCTGAGGCGGTAATCGTTGGTACGGAAAAGAATACCCGTGGGAATGCGTTTAACTCTTGAAAATCTTCTGTGTTTCCTTGTCGTACACGGTCTGAAGCCCAGCCAAAATTGTAGCTTTTTATCGCCTCAATATCTATCGCGGTATCTTTAAAAACATCACTTATTTGCCGTATATTCATTATTTCTTTTGCTTACTTAAGTCCTCAACCATTTTATCCTCAGCCGCTTTGCTTGCAAGATATTGGAACACTTGATATAATTTTGCTTTTTCTGCTGATTCCATCGGTGTAAATCCTGTTAAATTAAACAATCCAGACTCAGCTACCTTCTTTATTGTTAAGTACCAACCGTATTTTTCATTTAGGTTATGACTTGCTAATTGAGATTTTCCATCGCCCTTTCCAACATAGAGGTCTGCAAATCTAACATATATTTCTCGCTTAACTTGGTCAAAAAAAAAGCAACCTCATAAGATGTCTGCAAAGACATTTGTAAAAAGTCGACCTTGTTTTGCTCAAAGAGTTCGTCTGAATAATCTTCGCCCAATGGTTTCAAAAGAACTGCCATTATGTTTAACAATCCCTCAGGGTCACCGTTCTTAACTTGATTCATTGCCTTGTCGTACTGAGCCGCCATTGTAAATTCAAGGAGTGTGGATTTTTCCATTAACCTTTCTGGAAGGGTATAAACCTTACCGTTAAAATCGTACAGTTGCTTATATTTTGTTTCCGTTGGCGTGTTAATGGCATTCATTATCTTAGTGTAAATGTAAAAAAGGTATTTTAACTCTAAGCTATCAGCCACCTTGCCAAAGCAAGCATCAAGGGGAATGCCTGTAAAATAGTTTACAACCTTTGCCATATAAGGGTATCTTACATTTGCCTCCCAGACTTCGTCCATAATTTCAAGGCGTTGGTTTAACTGTTCATCATTGGTTCGCCATTGAATCATTAATGGTGGAAGAAAACGACGTACATTATCCTTTACCTCTTCCTGTTCCAATGTGTATTCAAGCTTTAAAATAACATACAGTTGTTCAAAGCCTGTTACCTTAACTTTCAACTTCTTTGCATAAGGTAAAATCTTTTGATAAACCGCGTCCCGATCATTCATGTATTGAATCGCCTCAATTTCAACCTTTGGATGCTGCGGCAAAAGGAACTTGGCAAAGTATATGTATTGTTCCAAAGTAATATCCGAAGCCGTCTCAGGGTAATTGTACTTGTTTTGTTTATTTCCAATATTAAATATTACCATTATTTTCTCCTTGCTTTTTTGGTTACCACGGGAATGTTATCAGCTAATAAATCGCCATTGGTTTCGGTTGTACTTTGTTTAAAAGGTACTGGTTCCGCTTTATCATGGCTTACCAATGGAAGCGACGGCGGTCGTGACCATTCCCGTTTGATTCCATTGCCTGTTAGCTTAACCGCCTTTTCAAGGTGCCCACGCATTTGAAGTAAACGTTTTCTTTGCAACGGCTTGTCAATAATTTCTTGCGTAATCTTTTCGATTAAGTCAATAATGATTAACGCCTTTTCTTTATCTGTCATGTTTGTTTATTTTAATTAAATGCAAGTAAATCGCTGCCTTGTGCCAATCGAGAAAATATATATCTAAGGGAATCGCACCCGTGGTTATCCGCGTCTAAGGGAGTGGAAGACTTTCGGTCGTTCCAAATGTAATTCCGTAACTCATGTTTCAAATTATAAGACTCAGGGGTAACAATGATTTGGTAATCTAACATTTTCTTAATCCCTTCCACGATTGACCCAGCCCCTTTGTCTGCCTTTTGCACATTCAAGCCCCTTTGTTGCAAAGCCTCAATTAAACGTGGTTCGCTGGTATCCGCCACTATCATTGCGTTAGGACTAACATAATGATTCATTTGTTCAATGACTGCCTCGTATGAAAGGGATTGTTTATAAATAACTTCTTCAACATATATTTTCTTTGCCCCTTTGTCAACTGCTACCTTAACCAATGCCAAAGGGTCAGGGTAGAAGCCGAAGTCAAGTCCGTAACCAAAAGGAAGGCTAATGTCAAAAGCACCCTCAACCCAGTTATCAAATATTACCCCTTGCTTCCTATTTAGCCATTTACCCAAAAACCTATGCGCGTATGCCTCTGGCGACTTCGTCTTAATCGCCTCAATCTTTGCTATGTAATCAATGCTTAGGTTATTTAAATTATCAAAGTACGTTGTATGTATGTGGGTAATATCGGGGTGTGTACTAATTGGTATCATTTGCCCGTCAATTGTTTCCATGCGATGCGACTTTTCAAACCACCGTTTCCATATCCAATGTTCCATGTCCTGAGGGTTCATTACAAGTATTACAATGTTTGGGGTGTCAGGCATCCTGATTGATTCGTCGATTGTATCAAAGTCCTTTTCGCTTACAAATTCCTCAGCCTCGTCGACAATGAACACGTTTAACTTTGGTATCGACTTTAACTTTGCCGTCTGGTTTCCAGAACTTGTCTTGATGCCTGAAAATATTATTTCGCTCCATGTTACTTTGTGGCTTATTTGCGCGTTGGTCATTTGGAACTCGTCACCGACGCCAAGTAAGTCAATTTTTTCCCTGAACTCAGGAATAACCGATATATTAGCACTTGATAAGGTATAACGTGTAAAAAGTATCTTCCAGCCTTTGTTAGCTAAAAGCATATTACAAGCCCAAAGTCCCACGGTAAATGACTTAGCCGAACCACGTCCACCAGTTATAAGAAAGTAACGGGTTTTAGGTTGCCAAAGGGCTTCGTACTTTTCACTAACCTTTATTTGCATCCTTTGTAAATATTATCGTTGGTACGGTCACCTTTTCCCCTTGCGTCGTTATGTCAATGTTCTGCTTGCTTTTCCCGTAGGCACGGTCAAGGAGCAACTGAGCCGCCTTTATATCACCCTTTGCAGCTTGTTCCCTTAGCTTCATGATAATTGCCTCGGCTGCCGTGATACCGTCTTTCTCGACGCCTAAAACATTTGCCATAATAATATCAAGAGCGGGAAGCTTTTTAGGTCTTCCGTTGGGGTTTCCTGACTGTCCTTTGGGAAACTTATGTTTTTCAATATCCTTTGCTGCCATGTGCTGTTAATGTGCTGTTTTTAACTCAATGCCATTACGCTTAATAATCAATGATGAATCAAGTTTACGCATTCTATCAATGATGACTTGACAATATTTTGGGTCAAGTTCCATGCCGTAACAACGGCGTTTAAGTTGGTGTGCGGCTACTGTAGTAGTTCCAGACCCTGTAAATGGTTCATATATTAAATCATTTTGCAATGAAAAATCTGTAATCATTTTAGATGCAAATTCAATAGGAAATGTTGCTCTATGTTCAATTTCTTCTCCTGTGATTTGACTACCAGCCGATTTAATCTGCCAATAATTCCAACGACAATCGTTATAAATTTGACTTGTTCTATATTTATCATTTGAAGACATAACAAAAACAAATTCACATCTTCTTGAATATATTCCTATTTGTGGTAAATTTATGGAATGTGTCTTATCCCATATAATTGTTTCTTTTACTTCAAAAGGATTTAAATGTGAAAATATAATTTTACCGTAATCGCTTCTACTTTTAGCATTATAAGATATATTCCAACAAACTGAATGTTCTTCTATATTTTTATATATTGATGCCGTATTTAATATATTAATACAAAAATTAAAATAATCTTCGGAAGTTTTATTATCGGTATTTTTTTGATTATATAAACTTGCCTGTTTTTTACCAACCCCTAATCCTTTTGTATGTAATAAATCACCATTACTTTCACCTTGATTGTAGGGAGGGGAAGTCGCTAATAAATTCCATTTTTCCCCATTCATCAGTTTTGCCACCGCGTCGCTATCCGTGCTATCTCCACAAAGCAACCGATGCTCACCAATCTCAAACAAGTCACCAATGACAATATCCGTTTCAATGCCTCCCTTAGGTACTTCGTAATCATCTTCACTTGCTTCCAACTCCTCCAACGTGTCAAACTGCGGTATATCCAAACCCCATGCCTCCAAGTCCACAACCTCCCAATCGTTCGCAAGTGTATCCCAGTCCCATTCACCAAAAGCGACATTATCCGCAATGATAAAACGCTTCTTTTCTTCCTCAGTTAAATCGCTGCTTCGTTTTACCCATGCTTCTTCAATGTCCGTGAATCCAAGTTCTTGTAAAGCCCTAAGCCTCATGTTTCCTCCAAGCACCACGTTATTTTCATCAATGACCATTGGGCGAAGGGAAAGCATCTTTGGGAACTCCGTGATACTTTGCTTTAGCTTTTGAAACTTGTCATCCCTGAGAACCCGTGGGTTGTTCGGGTTGGGTTTTATATCCTTTAGTTTCATTGTTTCTTCAGTAACTTTTTAATAATCTTTTTGTAAACTTTTACTTCAAGTTTCAACTCCTCCTTTTGCTTATAAAGAACATTATTAGCATTCTTATACCATTTTATTTCTGCTGCTGCTTCCCAAAAAGCGCCTGAGGTATTTTCAATGTCAGGATTAAATCCTGTTACTCCTCCTTGATACAATGAATTTGTTTCGTATTTTTCATCAAAAGTAAAACCCCCTGCTCCTGTTGCCATTTTATAAATTGTTTAATACATTTACCCTTAATTCATTTACCTTAACCAAATCCCTTTCTTCCTTGAGCCATTTGCGTCCAGCCTCTAAGTCAACAAAGTACGCATCATCTTTGTCTAAAGCGTTAGTGAATTTGTGGATTAAATCTAATTCGTTTTTGTAATTCCTTACCCCAGCGATGTTAAATTCCTTAATTTCCTCTGGTGCGTATGAAATACAACCAGCAACTAACATTTCCATCGCAAAGTTATTTGACTTCGCCTGATTAAAATTGTCAATCGTCAAAGGAAAAACGCCGTAATGTGGCGCTGAGTGTTTGACCATTTCAAAGTATTGGAACAACGAATTATTCCACGGCACAATGATTGCCTTAGGGTATAGTGTTTTGCCGAGCCAATCAGCTAAACCAACCATTCCAAGTTCAACCTTATCGTTTTTCTGTAACTCAATCCAAAAGTTTTTAACCGTTGCAAGGTCTTCGAGATGCGTCTGACTTCCGCGCCACATAACTCGTTTCTTTGCGTCCATTAACTTATCCCTTTTTACAGGCTGCATCGGTGTAACAGTAAAGTCAATGGCGTTTGGAACAACGGTTATTTTATCTTTATCGTAAAACTGGGAGTAAAATTCTTTTAGGTACGGGGTTGAGGTCATAACCCAATCAGCATATTTAAACGCCTTTTCAACTGACTCCTTTACCTGAGGCTTGTTAAAATGTTGGCTTGCTGGATTTGCTGGGCTTACCTCGTGCAATAAATCGTCGTGGTCTAAGATAATCTTTTTACCCATTCGCTTAACCTCGTTAATCATTCCAAGTAAATCGTTGCCGTTGGCACGCTGAAAGATAACAACATCGACGTCATAAAAATCATACCACTTAACGGTATCAGGGTTAATCATTTTAATGGCATACTGAGGATAAATATCTCGAAGCCTAATAAATGGGTTTACCGTGCGATAGTAGTCCGTAGTTGGGCTGCTTAAATTACAAACAATGCCTATTCTCATTTATTTTTACTTTTATAGGTATCCAATAAAACTTCCAATACCGCTTCCATTGAATGTTTTTTCCCCGTTGCCTTCCATAAATCAAATTGAATATCAAGCAGCCTTTCCCTTATAACCTTGTTTCGAAAGGTTACCCCGTACATTTCTTGAGGTTTTGTTGTGTTCATTTTTTTTAAATTATTATACAAATATAATATTATTTTTTTAAAATTGGGGAAATAAATCCGCGCTCACCTTCGGACACAAACATTGAATGCCTGTACGTGTTTGACAGATGCCCAACTACTATCTTGTTATCCGATATAAATTTCATCAACGGGTGTACCGTGTTGTTCCAATCAAAGATATCCACCCATTTATCAGGGGAATAAACTTCTTCTTCCCTGTTCAAGGTCACCAATGATAAATCGAACTTACCGCCAATCTTTTGTAACAAAGAAGGTTTAAAGAACTCACACGAACCCCGAAGCCATCCGACAGGGTCACCGCATGAATTAGAAAGTATTTCCCAATTGCCGTCCATAAAGTGAATGATGTTACCAAACCATTTGTAATTATGAATAAAATTGTCATCATGCGTGAAAAGAAGCAAATCGTATTCCGTGAAATTGTGTTCCTCAAGCCATTGATTTGAACAACCCCAATCGCCAACCGTGTTCGGGTATTCTTTATAATTCCAACCTAAATGTTTAATCTGCTCAATAGTTGCAATTTCTTTGTAAAGGACGGTGTCCAATTCCTTTAATGCCAATCCCTTTTTTTCCTCCTTTGAATACTTTGGGTCACGATGTGAGATGCAAAATAAATTATACTCCCAATCTTTGACAACGATTTGCCGTGCAACTGATTCATAAAAATCTAAAGGAAAGTGCCAACCTGAGGCAACAACGGCTAATCTCATAGCATCAAAGATAAAGAAGGAAAATCCTCGTTAATTGTAATAAAGTTTATTCCTGATGAATTGATAGGTTGAAAATCTTTCATCCATTCGACCTTGTCCCTTTCCTTGCTGCCACCTTCAAACAAGATTGAACCGTTTAAAAAATGGTATTCCTTTAGACTTTTTAAATACTTTAAATGCCCCGCGTGGTTGCTTATATCAAAGTGCATTAAGTCAAAAGGTTCGGGTTTCCAATTATAAAAATCCATTTCAATTAACTCAATATATTTTGTTAAGCCCAGCGCGTCGATAGTTTCCTGTGTCTTTTCCATTGACGTATGTTTGTAAGGGTACTTTTGCCAAAGGTCATGGCACATGATGACAGTATCGCTATCTAAGTCCCTTAACGCCTGAGCCATTGCGACGGCTGAATAACCGTGCAACGTGCCAAACTCAATGATTATATTAGGATTCATTGTAAGAACCGTATTATAAAACGTCTTGCCGATGTTATTCTTATAATAACTTGAGGAAATATCGTAGTTAAAATATGCCATTAAAAGGGAAATTCTGATTCTGGTTTAAACGTCGTTTCTTCTGTTACCTTTGGATTTTCTCCAGCGGTTGGCTTGCCTCCAAATTCTAAAGAATTTACCATGCACCGAATTGTGGCTGAAGCTTCACCGTTTTTCATATAAGCATTTATCCCGCCTGTTCCTTCCACGACCACGAATGTACCCTTAACAATGTGAGGCGCAAGTTTGACACCACGCTCACCCCAGATTGAGCAAGTAATCCAAATCGTCTTTTCCGATGGTGTTGCCCCGTACACCTTTTCCGTGTGTGCAACTGAAAAAGAACAAACCGTTGTATCACCAACATTTTTTACTTCGGCGTCCTGACCGACGCGACCGCTTACAATTAATTTAATCATTACCAACCTTTTTTTATCTGTTCAACAATATATTCCCTATCCTCTTCCGTTACCCACCAGCCAACTGGAAGGCTGGATAACTTTCCAATCACTTGTTCAATGTTTGGTAGTTCTGTTTTAAACTGCTTTACACATGGGTGTAAATCGTTCCGCTCATGTACCTGAGAAGTCATTACGCCACGGTCTTTCATTGCTCTTTGGAAATTATCCCTATCCTCAACCAAAATGGAATATATCCAATACGACGAACCCTCGTCAAAATATAAAGGGGTTATAAATTTACTATTTTCATTTAACCACCAATCATAAAACCCAGCGTTATTTTGGTGTCTTCTAACGTTATCCCCAAATATTTTAAGGTTCTCAATCCCGATGGCGGCGTTGATGTCGTTCATGTGGAATTTATATCCCCAATCGTTTATCGGTGTTTCGCATCTAAAGTCCTTTCTGTCACCTTCACGGTCAATGCCATACCAACGAAGTAACTTTGCCTTTTTATATTGTTCCTCATTTGGTAAAATCAACATTCCACCGTCACCCGTGGTAAGGTGTTTTATTGCTTGAAAGGAAAAACAACAGTAATTTCCTGAGTTCCCGACCAACGTACTTTCGTCTTTAGTGGCTGGGAGTTCGTAATATGAGCCGAAGGCGTGGGCACAATCTTCGATAATATCAAGCCCCGTCAATGATTTTATTTTCTTTACGTCCGCTGCTGCACCTCCCCAATGAACAACCATAACGGCGGCAACCAAAGGAGTAACAGATTTAGCGACCGATAAAGGGCAAATGTTTAAAGTGTTCGGCTCAATGTCTGCCCAAATAATTTCAAACCCAGCGGCAAGTATCGCCCAGTTGGTTGCCGTGCAAGTCAAAGGGGTTGATATAATGTATTTTTTATTTGGGTGTTTATCCTTAATCAATCTCAATGCCAATGTTAAGGCTGATGTTCCAGAGTTTACGGTAACAAGGTAGGGATTATTGAAGCTTTGTTTTAATTGGCGTTCAAATTCCATCACTACTTCCCCTTGACCGATGAAGCCTGAGGATAAAACTTTGTCCACGGCTTTTGATGCCTCTGGATTCATTGCTACTTTAAATAGTGGTATCATTTGATGTGGTTTGCATGGTTTATAAAATATTTATTTCCCTCGTTTTCAAACGGCGTTCCAATATATTTTGAACAGTTACCTTTTAAAATTGCAACCTTTATTCTTTCCTCATAATTCCAAAGGACAAAAGGAAAACTAATCTGGTCACGGCTGGAAAACTTGCAGACTTGTTCAAACCAAGCTAAACCAAAATCAATCGTAATTTGATTAATCTTCCTGATATAGCAACCCATTTCGTATAGCCCAAAGTACGGCGGCATTCCAACCGATTGATAAAAATTCATTTGACTTTTTACAAGGTCTTCATTGTCTAACTTTCCCTCAAGCACGGCGGCTATTTCTTGATATAAACAACGTCTTTGCGCGTGACGGAAAAGGTATAAATCTGCGTCGCCGTATTCCTTAATAATTTCTTTGGGATGGATTGCCAGTTGATGCGTTCCATCATGCCAAATAATATAATCAAAGTCAATGTTTAAAGCCTGAGGAATGTAAAGTATCTTTTCAGCCTTTGCGTTTCGTCTATGCCTTAAAGGGTCAATCATACTAAATTGATGGTTCTGAACCTGATTCCAGACGTTTAAGTCATGGTTAACTTCATCGACAAAAGCAAGGTAAGTACAGTTATCAAAGGTGGTCTCAGGGTCAACCAGTACGTCTTTATTTCCAGTGATTGAGGTAATTATAAGGTAGTTCATGATGCAAATATAAACTTTATTATTTTATAAATTAAATATTATTTTTAACAAAATTATTTCTATCTTTGTGGCGCAAGTTAGTTTAGTGTTAAAACGTGGAACACAATATTCCAAATCGAAGATTAGATTCCTTCACTTGCATTTTTTTAGCAAGGTGGTGTAAATGGAAACATTTAAGTAATTAGATATAGGTTCGAATCCTTTCCTTGCGCAATAAAAAAAAGTAAAATGTAATTAATATTTTGTAATTTTACATAATCTTTTGAACGGAGTGGACACCATTCAAAGGAACTTGGAACAAACATTTGTTTCACCTTTGCCCGATAGCGTCCACCTATTGGGCATTTTTTATTTTACAAATTATGAAAGAAATTAAGTTAACTCAGGGAAAAGTTGCAATCGTGGACGATGAGGACTTTGATGAATTAAATAAATTAAAATGGCACGCTGATAAAAGAAAAAATGGAAAATTTTATGCAGTCCGTAAATCAATATGTATAAATGGCAAATACATAAATCAAAAAATGCACAGAATGATAGTTGGCGATAAATCAGGTTTACATACAGACCACATCGACGGTGACACATTAAATAATAGACGTAGCAACTTACGAATTTGCACTCATCAACAAAATATGATGAATAAAGGTGTATCAAAAGTTAATAAGTCTGGGTACAAA